ACTTGGACCTTGGCCCAGATGGTCATGCCCCCGCGCTACTTGCCGGGTATTCCGCTTAACTCAGATGTAGGTGCGCATCGACGCTATGGACTTGCAAAAGGCTGACATCAATGACTACGCCATGCCGCTCATGCAAATTGAGCGCATGGCAAAACAGATTCATAGCTTGTGCCTTGAGTACAAGTATGAAGAAGCGCGGCTCTTGACGCAGCAACTCTGCGCTGAAGGCCGTTTGTTGCAGCACGTGCTGTATATCATGCAGGAAGGAGAAGCAAATGCACATTCCCAAAGAGTTCAAGATCAGCAACAAGCGCTACACCGTTGACTTCGTTCGCCACACGTTCCCCAAGGGTACGATGGGCGAGATCGTGTACACGACACGGCGCGTCTCCATCGCCACGAACAGCGGCCTCAATGACCGCAGCTTCAAGCAAGAAGAGCTTGCCGACACGTTCTGGCACGAGGTCACGCATGCCATCCTCAAGGACATGGGCCACAGCCTGTGGAACAACGAGCGGTTCGTGACGCGGTTCGCTAACCGCCTTACCGAGGTAGTCAATACTGCGAAGCTATGAACGTCACTTGGTCACACTCCGCACTCAAGGATTTCGAGGGTTGCGCTCGCCGCTACCACGAAGTCAAGGTACTCAAGAAGTTTCCCTTCCGGGACACGCCGCAGACCCTGTACGGCAAGGATGTCCACAAGGCCATCGAGCTTTACGGTAAGGACGGGACGCCCCTGCCCGCTGCCTTCGCGCAGTTCAAGCCGGTGGTGGACGCCGTCCTGGCGAAGCCTGGGAGGAAGCTCTTTGAGCACGAGATGGGTGTGACCAAGGACTTGCGCCCCTGCGCCTTCGACTCTGACGAGCGCTGGGTGCGCGGCATCGCGGACTTGCTGGTCGTGGACGACGACAACCTGAGCGCCCGGGTGGTGGATTGGAAAACGGGCAACGACAAGTACCCCGACACGGATCAGCTTCTGCTCATGGGGCTGATGGTGTTCGCTCACTTCCCCCACATCCGGCGCGTCAGTTCGGCGCTGATGTTCATCGTCAAGGGCAGCATGGCGAAGCACGCCCTGTCTCGCGACGACGCAGAGGCGGCGTGGTGGACGTACAAGGAGCGCGTAGCCAAGCTGGAGGCAGCGCACCAGTACGGGGTGTGGAACCCCAAGCAGTCGCCGCTGTGCGGCTGGTGTCCTGTGAAGTCATGTGAGTTCAACACAAAATAGGAACAGTCATCATGCCCTACAAAGACATGCGCGACCGAGACACGTATCCCGCGTACGACCAGACGGACAAAGCCAAGAAGGCTCGGGCCGAGCGCAACAAGGCGCGGCGGCTGCTTGAGCGGGAAGGCCGCGTAAAGAAGGGCGACGGCATGGACGTACACCACCAGCAACCCCTGAGCAAAGGCGGCAAGACAACGCCGGGGAATCTGGCCGTAGTCTCCGCCAGTAAGAACCGGACGTTCAAGCGAAACAAAGATCACTCAATTAAGTGACAGGAATGAGACATGGAAATCCTTGACAACAAGCTACTGGTATTCAATACACGCAACCCAAGCCGATACAGCCTGATTCCAAAGAGTAAGGCGCTGCCAATTCCTGGCGGCTATCAGGTGGCAGTCTGGTGGGGCCTTGACGAGACGCGTGTCCTGCGCAACCTGGGCGTGAAGAACGTCCCGTCGCCCATCTACGGGCGCTACGACTGGCCGGGGCGCTACACGCCGATGGCACACCAGAAGGAGACCGCCTCCTTCCTCACGCTCAACCGGCGCGCCTTCGTGCTTTCCGAGCCTGGGACGGGCAAGACCATGAGCGCCCTGTGGGCGGCGGACTACCTGATGCTGCGCGGCGAGGTGCGCCGCGTGCTCGTGCTGTGCCCGCTGTCGATCATGCACAGCGCCTGGATGCAGGACATCAGCAACTCCGTCATTCACAGGAGCGCGGTGGTGGCCCACCATGCGCAGGCTTCACGGCGCATCGAGATCGTCCAGCAGAACTACGAGATCGTCATCTCCAACTACGAAGGGCTTGACCTGATCGGCAAGGAGATCAAGAACGACGGGCGCTTCGACCTCATCATCGTGGACGAAGCGAACGCGTACAAGAACCCGCAGACGCGTAGGTGGAAGGCGCTGCAAGCCGTGCTGACTCCAGATACCTACCTCTGGATGATGACCGGCACGCCTGCTGCGCAGTCGCCGCTCGACGCGTACGGGTTGGCGCGGCTGGTCAATCCCAGCGGGGTACCGAAGTTCTTCACGGCGTGGCGCGACGAGGTGATGAACAAGATCACCATGTTCAAGTGGGCCGCAAAGCCGGTCGCCGCTGCCCGGGTCTTCCAGGCGCTCCAGCCTGCCATCCGCTACACCAAGGCGCAGTGCCTCGATCTGCCGCCCGTGCTGACCACGACGCGTGAGGTGCCACTCACCCCGCAGCAGGCCAAGTACTACAACCTGTTGAAGACCCAGATGCTGGTGCAGGCAGCGGGCGAGACGATCACGGCGGTCAACGCTGCCGCAGCGCTCAACAAGCTGCTCCAGATCAGTTGTGGCGTGGCCTACACGGACAACAAGGAGGTGGTGGAGTTCGACTCCACGCCACGCCTGAACGTCCTGCTGGAAGCCCTGGAACAGACGGAGCGCAAGGTGCTGGTCTTCGCGCTCTTCCGCGCCACCATCGAGAACGTCAGCGCGTTCTTGAACAAGAGCGGCGTGGCGTGCGAGGAAATCCACGGCGGCATCACCGCCACCCGGCGTGGCGACATCATCCGGCGCTTCCAGACGCAGCCCGAGCCGAGGGTGCTGGTCATGCAGCCTGCGGCTGCGGCGCACGGGATCACGCTGACCGCCGCTGACACGGTGATTTTCTACGGCCCGCTGATGAGCGTGGAGCAGTACACCCAAGCGGTGGCCCGCGCCGACCGCAAGGGGCAGACCGCCGACAAGGTCACCGTGATCCACATCGAGGGCTCGCCCGTGGAGAAGCGCATGTTCGCCGCGCTGGCAGGCAAGGTGGACGACGCCCGCCTGCTGGTCGATCTCTTCAACGCCGAAATCAAAGAAGGGGGGTTGCAAGCCAAGAAGAAGCCTGTATGATGTCAAACGCTAGACAACAAAGGAGCAGCATGGACACCGAAATGCCCGTTGACCGCCTCGTGCGCATCTACATGAAGATGCGCTCTGCGGTGCAAGACCTTGACGCCCAGATCGAGCAGATCAAGGCGCAGCAGCAAGAAGTGAAGAACGAGATCAAGGACCGCATGCGGGCCTTGGGAACCAAGTCGATGAAGACGGACTTCGGTACGGTCTCTCTAATGGAGAAGACGCGGTACTACACCAACGACTGGGATTCGTTCAAGAAGTTCGTCATCGAGAACGACGCCGTTGACCTGTTGGAGAAGCGTATTGCGCAGACCAACATCAAGACGTTTCTGGAGGAGAACCCCTCCCTCATCCCCCCGGGTCTGAATTCGGACACGGACTTCGACATTTCCGTCAGGAAGCCAACCAAGTAGGAGCCTCACACCAATGAGCAACGTAGCACTTTTTTCCGGCTCTGCCGTCCCCGCGTTCGTCAAGAAGGGCGAACTCTCCGCGCTCGCCAAGTCCCTCACCGGGGGCGCTGGTGCCAGCGGCAAGCGCATCTCCATCAAGGGCGGCGTGTTCCGCCTGCTGAGCGACGGCAAGGAGGTGGCGTCGATCGATGAGCGCTTCCTCGATGTCGTGGTGGTCAACGCCGCGACCAAGATCGGGCGCACGTTCTACCTCAAGCAGTACGACCCCGACGCGCCTGCTGCCCCGGACTGCTGGTCTGCGGACGGTGAGAAGCCTGATGCCAGCGCAGCCAACCCTCAGGCTGCACGTTGCGCGGACTGCCCCCAGAACGCCAAGGGCTCTGGCAATGGCGAATCGCGTGCCTGCCGCTTCAGCCAGCGTCTGGCTGTGGTGCTCGCCAACGATGTCGAGGGCGATGTCATGCAGCTTCAACTGCCTGCCACCAGCATCTTCGGCAAGGAAGAGAACGGCAACATGCC